GAAGAACTTTCGATAGTATAACATCTATCGCAAAACTCCTTTATATCAATTTCATACGATCAGGATGAATGGTCTTTCTCTTTCCGCGACAAAAGTGGAGGGCAACCTATACGCCACGCTTGACAGTTTTCTGGGCAAGGCGCCGCGTGATATGCCCACACATGTGCTTCGTAAATTTGAGGACACCGTCGAAGTTGGAAGCACCACTGCGTTTTTCGTACATCAAACTACGAACGGTATCACATCTAGTGACAACGCTCATACGGCTATTATCATGCTTGCTGATGGTACCACCTCTACCTTGGGTGAAGTCTCTGGCAATTTTAGCACTGATGCAGGAGACGTTGTAATCGCATCAGCAATCGCCGTTGCTTCCAACTCTCCTCAAAACGCGCCTCCTGGAGTGGCTTCGGCAACTATCATTCCGGAAGGCTCGGTGAATTTCAACAGTGGGCTCACTTCGTCAAATGTGACACAAGCTCGTATTAACAGCGTACAGCAGGTGACTGATTCGTTGGGCAAGAATCACGGCGTCTTCTGCCGTGATATTCATGTGCAACGTGATGACCGCCATTTGGCTGCAACAAAAGTTATCGCAGTGTCAGGGCTGACAACAGACTCTCGTACCCAAGTCGTGCTTTCTTCGTACGTTCTTCAACGTATTAGTGCAACTGGAACATCCGTCGCGTTTGAATCTGGTGTCCATAAGGACTTTGTGTACAATGTACTCCTAACTGCGTATGAATCGCACGGGTGCCTTGCTACCAAAGCCTAATGGTTAAATGAAAGGTGTGGAAAGATACGGGTGTTGCCGGGGAATAGAAGTTAGGGTCGATCCTTCCTTCCTTTGATTTTATACGTCGCTCAGTGAAAAAGTC